TGCATGGGTAGCGACACCCTCAATCATGCACATTAGCTCTTCTTTACAAGCCCACTCTGGTTCCGAGTAATGTAAAGGATTTTTATACTCACCACTTGATTGCTTATTCCCGTGTCCAGGGTTAGACCTAAGCTCTTTTGGAACATAGTACTCCTCCGAAGTCTGAGTGTATCTTCCTGAGATCTCATTCCATGAGCATCCCTTATCGGTGTCATAGAAATGATCAAAGACTTCTAATGAAACTTCCTCCCCGTCTACCTCATAGGATCGAAACCCAGAACCCACTTGATACTTAGTGAGTTGTCTGGCTACGAACAATGGTAGTTTGATGTGGAAAGTAAAGTAAGAGTGACGGAATGGGCTTGTATGCTCATGATTCCATAGGAATGAAGTGAGCTTACTATCCTTCTCGTCAAACTCTGTCTTAGTCTTATTGTAGGAGATTCTAGCCGAGTTTACTACCTTCAAGGCTGAATCCGATTGCATGGAATCAATCAAGGCTACTAGGCTGATTCCGTCCTGCAAATAGTCAATTTTATTGTCGGTCATGGGCACAGGTAATCTAAATATTACTGAGGTATTATAGCTGTATGACCCAGGAAATCAACGAGAAAAGCCCTGCTTGGCAAAGAAAAGAAGGTAAGAACCCAAGTGGTGGATTAAATGCTAAAGGAGTTGCATCCTATAGAAAAGAGAACCCAGGGTCAAAACTTAAGACTGCTGTTACGACAGACCCATCAAAACTTAAGAAGGGTAGTAAGGCAGCTAACAGAAGAAAGTCTTTTTGTGCTAGAATGAAAGGCATGAAAAAGAGCCGTACCTCAGCAGAAACAGCAAGAGATCCTGATTCAAGAATCAATAAATCTTTAAGAAAATGGAATTGTTCTACTGAGCTTCCACAATTAGGTAGCTTGAGTGAAAAGAAGGTTAACCCCTGGGCTGTATGCCACGCATCTACAGGTCCAGAAAAAACAGATAAGTTTGAAAGATGCGTTAAAAAAGTTAAGGGGAAAAATAAAATGTCAGTAAAAGAAAATATACAAACAAAGTTTATAATTGGCCTTATTAAGAAGCTTAATGAAATGGAAGATAGCTCATTAGGTTCAAAAGGTAAGAATAAATCAAACAAAGCAGCAGGGCACGTTGAGCGCATGAAAGGCCACACTAAAAGAATTAGAAAGAATCCTGAATCAGAAGTTGGTCCTAGAGGTTCAGGTGAGCGTGGTAAGGTTTCTGAGCCTAAACCAAAGCAGCCTAAGGGTCTTGGAAAGGGTGGAAAGCACACAACCAGAGCCGATGCACTAGGTCACGGGGCAGGAGGTAAGTACATTAAGGGCACAAATACTCCAGCACCAAATCCAAAGTCTAAGGCAGGAAAGAGTGGCCATGAGAAGGCTATGGATGCAGCTTCCAAAAAGGAAGCACCCCTATCAAAGAAGCAAATTGATAGCATGGGTAGTGCTAGCAAGGCTGCAAAAGATAAGGCTGCTGCTGAGAGAATGGAAACCGTTAAGAAGGTTTTCGCTGCAAGAAAGGCTAAGAAAGGGCAGTAAGCTCAACTTTCTTTCCATTTCCGAAAGAAGTTCCAACCTCGATATCAATCTCTAGTGGCACTCGAAGGTTAATACCAAACTTCTCTCTCATGTAAGGATAGTTTACGAGTTGATCGTGAACTATCCTTATTACTTTCTGTGTCTCTTCCTTAGGGGAGATCAGTTCAATAGAGTCGTGAACTGTGGCTACAATCTTAGCCCTCATCTTCTGTCTCTTCAATTCATAGTGGACCCCAATGAGGCCGCACAAAAGAATATCAGAGGAAGAAGATTGAATAGTGAAGTTTAGACCTTGCCGAAATGCTTCCCGTTGGATTGATTTAACAGGGCTGCAAATATTAGGAAGGTGACGGTAACGACCAAAAATAGTCTTAGCATATTTGTGTTGCTTGATGTAGTCCTCAACAGTATCCATGTAGGTTTTTACACCTGGGAATGCTGAGAACCAACTGTTGATAATCTTCTCTGCCTTAGTCTCTGAGATGTTCCTCTTGTTAGCCAGAGTAAAGGCTGTACCACCGTATACCGTCAAGAAGCTAACTTCCTTAGCAATCTGACGCTCCTCTTTGGTTACATCCTCTGGCTTCTTATTGAATGTGAGGCTGGCTGAGTAGGTATGGAGATCTACACCTGACTCAAATGCCTGGATCATTCTCCTTTCATTAGCGTTGTGGGCAAGGACTCTAAGTTCCATCGCCTTCTTGTCTACGGTAATGAAGTCCCATCCCTCAGGAGCAATGACATACTCACGAATGTTGAAGTCTGCCTGTTCTCTTGGTAGTGTATGGAAGGATACTCCAATCTTGGAGTCCTTTCCACCGCCCTTCTTTAGGTTGGCACCGGAGTTTGATAGTCTTCCTGTGACCGTCCCGTCCAGATTGTAGTTTACATACATTCTACCATTTTGAGTATTGGCGAGTGCGGTCTCTACGCCCTCAATGTATGTGTTGTAGAGCTTAGTGATTCTCTTGTAGTCGAATAGGTTGTCGAGAAACTTCTTAGCTTCCTTCAACCTATCTTCAGATAGGTCTGACAGGACAGACTTGGCGATCTGTAATTCAAGATCTTTATCTAAACCTCTGTTATTCGCCATAACGCTTCAAGTATTCCTTGTCTACGAGTTCCTTAAGTTGAACCAAGGTCTCTTCGTTTGTTTGAGGTTGGTCCTTATCGGTTTTGGAGAATGGGTATAGGCCGAAGCCAAAGTCATTACTTACTTGCCATTCCTTAGTCTCCTTATCGCGTTCCAGGGAATACAGGATCTTGATAAGGTCTTGTGACGAAGAGAAGTTTGGATTACTAGGTAGTCCATTACAACTCAACATATCATTCTTGATAGCTCCAAGCTTTGCTTCCATGTTACCCTTTAGCTGTTGGAGCTTTTCTTGGTCGATGAGAATCCCATCGTACTCCATGTCTCGGAAGACCACGGTAGCAGGGGAGATTAGATTTTCGTAAAGCTTTTCTAGTTTCTTTTCTTGTAGCTCCTCAAGTAGCTTGGCGTAAATCTTAGCTGTGTAGTGAGCATCCATAGCATTGCCCTTCAGGCAATCTGCTAGCGAGATGTTCGCCCAGTCAAACTTAGTGTTGTTATCTACTGTAAGCATTATAAAGCTCTAATATTTCTTTCGCCCAAATTACTAAATCCTCAACCCTTTGCCCTGGTGGTTGCTTTGAGGCCCATAATTCTAAGTTTTCTATTCTATTATCCAACCTATTACCATTTTTATGGTGAACAGTCTCAAACTCTTTTAATGGTCTACCTAAGTAGTCTTCCATAATAGCTCTATGCTCGAAAATAGATTTATTATTCCTTTTTATCTTTCTATACCCTTGCTTAGTTACAAAAAAACCACCTTTCCAAGCATGGTGGTTATTCCCTGTACGTCTCCTAAAGCATCCACATGATTTTACTTTTCCTTTTAATAAACCATGTATCCTAGTTTGAAAAGTTGATCCGCATAGCAAACACAAGCAATCACCTTTCTTATAGCTTGGACCTGTTTGTTTAATTATCTTGACACCCCCAAAAGTACACCCTGTGTAGTCCTTATAATTATTCTTTAAACACCCGCATGATTTTATTTTTCCGTAAAGAACACCATCAAATCTTGGATTCCAAACTTTCCCACACAATAAACATTCACATTTTGCTGGTCTATTTGGTGTTGGGTTATCTTCTAGCACAAAAATATTTCCGTATCTCATAAAACTATACCTCTACATTATATAGTTTCATTGGGAAAATAATACATTAATAAATCACGAAGAGACTTGGGAATATCTTCGTTAAAGCAATGTTGCATGAGCTTGGTATCCCACACATTATAGACCTCCTCGACCCCATACAGCTTCAGAAACTTCAAATCGAAGTTAGCGTTCTGAAGGATCTTACGGTTGTTCTTATTTCCCATTACCTGACACAAGAACTCCATCACCTTTGCTCGGAAGTGAATGGTTGTCTTAGCCTCTTTGTGGTCTATTGGTATAGCAATTGTAGTCTGTTCGTCACCTGAGATAACTGACAAAGCAACGGTATGAATTGAGTCTACTAGGAAGCTAAGTCCAGTAGTTTCAATGTCAATCGCTACAGGGTCGGTAGTGTTTACGAACTTATCTCTAACCTTGCTTAGATCTTCAAGGGAGAAGATAGGAGTGTACTCAAATCCAGACTTGCGCTCGATACCAAGAATGTGCTTCTCAATATTATTCTGGATGTCTAGAGAGAATAGGTAGGCATTCTTAGGTTCCGCGATTACTTGGTAAGGGTGGAAGATTGGGACTACTCGGAACTCATGTCCACCCATCTCCTGATACGCAGCGAGACCACGAGCCTTTACAGCATCTACATTCTTACCGTAGATCATCATGGTAGCCAAACTACCACAAGCAAATACAAGCTTAGGCTTGAACTGTAGGATGGTATCCTTTAAGTGCTCACGGCAGATCTTTCTGTTGGTTGCCGACATATCTTCCTTCTTGATATGTGGGCACTTGACGCTTGCTGTGAACCCTAACCGTTCCGTATAACCAGTCTTAGAGACCTCACGATTGATCAGGCTCCACTCATTTGCTCGGAAGGCTACATAGTCACCCTCGTAAAGTTTGAGCGAATCTGAGACGAATAGAACGTCCCTGGGGGATTCGTCCTCGTAGTCCATGATTGAGTGCCTGCCCAATGGCTTAGAAAGGATTGAACATCCTTGGCACTTACTACTAGTCTTATCAAACAACTGCTTTGCGTCTAACACTATAATTACCTTATGGTAAATTACATAGATAATAAGAAATTTGAACTTCTCATCCAAGAGTACATTATAGCACCTGACAGCGCAAAAGACGAACTTTTCATGATGTTTGATACGTTGATCGAAAACATCATAGATGGGTTTGGCTTTCGCGTAGACAAAGATGAGGCCAAACAGGAATGCTTCTTATTAATCTTGAAAACTTTAAAGAATTTTAACAAGGAAAATGGAGCAGCATTCAACTACTTTACAACAATTATCTTAAATAACCTTAGACTTCTTTACACAAAGAATAAGAGATATTTAGAAAAGATTGAAAGTTATAAGGTGAATGTACTAGGAATATTCCCAGCACACTCACCTTCGTCTTTTTAGAGACCTAGTTCTGCTGCGATGCTTCCGTTGTAGTCCACAACTCTTGGAAATGCCTTGTGAAGGACTACCATGAGTGGAACCTTTGGGAAGGTGTTTAAGCAAGCTGTAGAAACAGTACCCTTGGAACTGTTAATGCAACTCTTGATTACTTGGAGCACATTTGGGACATCAAAAATGTCGATAACATTTACGGTATCCTGAGCACCTAAACCTTCAAGTTGTGCAACCTTTGACTTGAAGTAGTGTGATGCCTTATCCCACTCATTTAAGATGAGATAATAGGAAACCTCCTTGTTTTCGATTGAAGATGTTACGATTGCCTCTAATTCTTGGCAATCGTGAACATACCTTGGACTAAACTTTGCGTTCATTGTTGTTCTGGTGTTTGCTGCTTTGCCAACTCTTCTTGCTTTTGCTTTTCAAGAGCCTGCATTGCGATACCTGCTAATTGCTTGTTAAGGAATTCAATACCATTAAAGAAAATAGTCTTGTAAATGGTGTCTTCATCCATCCCTTCAGGCTTTACAGCGTCAAGCCAATTCTTGAACGCTTCTGCCTCTTCCTTTGATAACTTAATAGTGAATTTCATTCTTCCTCTCGATCTTTGTTCTTTTTTTACTTTCCAATCGTCAATAGACAATTTAAGGTTTTCAGACATGACTATAATCCATTATAGTCGATGGAGCCAAAATGCAAGATAAATTTGATCTGACAAAGCTGAAAAAACAAAAGTCCACTAAGATTAACTCTAAAAGTAAGGGTGGAAGATTTGAACGTAAGATCGCTGAAATGTTTAACAAAAGATTCAGCACTAATGAATTCTGTAGAACCCCTGGAAGTGGAGCTTTCGCTACAACTCATTCCCTTCCAGAGTATTTAAAGATATATGGAGACTTAATTACACCTAAAGGATTTAAATTCATTATTGAATGTAAGTCTGGATATAATAAAGAAAGTCTTTATAGTATTTTAAACCCTAAATCAGAATTGAATAAGATGATAGCTCAGGCAGTCCGAGATTCGAAGAAATCTTCAAAAAACTTTCTGTTGATCATCGGACAGGATAGACAAGAGCCTTTAGTTCTTACAAATGTTGATCTAAGTGGAATGCATCAAAACATTGTAATTACTAACTACAATGAAAAGATTTTTTGTGTTCTTCTAAAAGATTTGTTGGAAACACATATAAGCTTCTTTATTGAAGCTTAAGTAGTTTAGACATAAAATCATTTTGGAATCTAAGGAACTCTGCCAGAAGACTTCCAGCGGAAATAAATGTCTCACCCATTTTTTCTGGGCTTAATAGTTCCATGGCTTCCGCATTAATATGCCCAGACATTGTAACACCTATTCCACCTGATGCACCGTCTCTTCTTCTGTAAGATGAACGCATAGTTACTTTTGCTTCTTTATTTCTTTTATGTCTATAATAAATGTTTCCATTTTCATCTATTTCTTGATCCCAGTCGCCTCTAGGGTCTGTTATTTTTTCTAATGCATCGTTTTGAGAAAATATTCTAGAAGTTCCAGTAGATAAATCTACTGGTGCTGCAATAGTTTGTCGGGCACAACCCATCGAACCCCAAGTTTGAAGTGCAGCGTAACTTCTAGCTTTCCTCTTAACATCAGGATCTTCGCTTTGCGACATAGCGTGCAATTTTTTTCCTCTTAAATAAGAAGATAAAGCAATTTTAAATAACTGTTGCAATCTATCATTATTCTCACCAGGGCTTGTCTCCATTACTCTTTTAGCTAGATTATTTAAATCCTTAACTAGCTCATCTCTGCCAGCTTCACTACCAAATAAAGACTCAAAATCTTTATTCAAGCTTATAATATCTGTTACAGATTTAGCAACATCAGTTAGCACACCTTGTGTGGATCTTCCATCAACAGAAGTTACACTCATATTAAATTGAAGTGCATCAACACTTGTGTAAATACTTTCCATCTCTCTAAATACCCCTCTTGCTCTATCAAATGTAGCTCTACCAACAGATGCTATAGCTCTTTGTAATAAAGGGTTTCTATTAGGATCAGATTCTATGAAAGTTTTAAAACTTCCAGAAGTCATTGTCCCAAGTTTAATGTCTGAAGCATCAATGTACGCTTTCATGCTTATTGACATCATATGTAATTTGGTGTCACCTTTAACACCGTAGATTGTTTGTATGCGTTGAGACTGTTCCGCAGTTAATCCACCGGAACTAACAAGTTCATCAAGTGTTCTAGTTTCCAACGCATTTTCAGACTCCTCTCTTGAAAACCCAAGTGACATTAAAGATGTAACACCTTGTTCACGATCTTTAAACCCTTCAAACATATCTGTTCTTTCGCCATCCCCAGTAACTAATCCATAGGGTATTCTAACATCAACTCCAAGCCTTGATGTTCTCAAATGAACAAGACCTAAAGCCCTAATTAAAGCTTTTCTATCTAACTCTCCATTAGGGTGTAAAATCTGTAAGCCTGCTAATACTTCACTTTCTTCCTCTGTTAAAGCTTGTTCGTCTGCTAGTTTTGTCCAAGCTTCATTAGCCAATGATAAGCTAGCAAATTTATCTTCAAGTTCGGATTGCAAGACTTCAAGAAGTTTTCTTTGCTGAGGATTTTCTTTTCTTTTAAGTGAGCTTATAATATCCATCATTAGAGGAAATATTTCAAATAAGCTGCCTCTTGCAGCATTTAATCCTCCAACACTACTGACAACTTTTGTAATAACTGATTGTTCAATATTAGCTTTTTCTAAAGCAGCATTTAACATAAGCTTAAATGAACCATTTCTATCTCTAAATGAAACACCAAGGTCTCCTAAACCAACTCTAACAAAAACTGAACCATCCGCTGTTAATCGAAAAGTTGATGCTAAAAAGTTTTTATTTTCTATAGAGTTCCAATCTGTGTCTTTATCATTAAGTAGTTTCAACAATTTAACAATATTTTCGGAAACTAGTTTTCGGTCACCAACATCAATTTTTCCTTTTTGTAATGATGCCCTTCCATTTATTAATTTAAATCTCCTAACACCATTTAATAGTTTCTTAAGACCAGATTGCCTTCCGAATACATACTCCCAAAGAGACTTCTTTTGCTTAACACCTACCATTTCGACACCACGCCCACTCCAAACATCAAATGGTTTGCCTATAGTGTCGATAATTCCTTGGCAATTCCCTAATTCTCCCTGAGCTTCGGCCCAAATTTGTTCTACTTCATTTTCACTAGGATCTACTGGCATTTCTGGTTGTTCTAAAGATGGTTGCTGCCCATCAGCCTGATCATCAGTCTTCTCTGCTTTTTGGCCCTCTGGTTTTTGGTAGAAGTGGCCAATAAATCTTGGATCGCTTATAGGTTTTGAGTGAGTCAAGCTTACTTTGCCATCCTTAGCCAGAGGGGCAAATTTCCATATGTCTTGGCCAGTTTTAAATATTGCTAACCCAGTAGTAACACCTGGGGTCAGTTCTTTAGGTACAACATACGGCTGGCGATGGTTTGGTGCAGGTATAAGTGCCTGAGCTTTTTTAACTTCACTCTGCGCTACTGAATTAGCGTCTTGCTGTTCTAACAGTTTTAACTTACGCTTCTTTAGCTTAGAGTAGCTTTCTAACAGTTGAGTGAAGTAGTCCATACTATTACATAATACACAAAAAGCTTACCCCAATTTCAAAGGAGTAAGCTTTTTATGGTAAAAACTTCAGACTAAGTGCCTGATTTTTCAGCGTACTTAAAGTAATCAATGAAGTCCCATCTGAAGCCTACTTCAACAGTTGAGAAATCGTTTGATGAGTAGTTCTTTTCTGAGAATGAAATGCTCTTTGGAAATACACCGTAAAGTTCGATTGCGGCATGAGGATTTCTCATGTTATCTAGCTCTAGGATAGTAACCTTTGCAGCCTTGAATGTACGGTTTCCTGGGCCGCCGGGAGCAGCCATGACGGTAGTATCACCAGTCATTGGATTGTACATTGACTTGAACCACTTCCATAATGTGGGAGTAGTGTTCTTTAGGTAAAGGTTGTCAAAAGAAACTGAGAGTTCCTCTTGGCTAAACTTACCAGGGTAGTATACCTTATCATTGACTCTATCGACTACGATATCATCAAGGCTTACTCTGATAGGTCCAACCTGCTTGGCAGCAAGAGTTAAATCTGGACCTTGACCAGTTAATTCAGGGGGAAGCCCGTAGAATCTAATCTCGAATTGATAGGTTCTTACTGAGTCAAGCTGAGTTGAGATCTTTGGAAGCTCTTGCCCAGCCTTGAAACTTGCCCCTCTAAAGTCTGTCTTATATGCGCTATTGACCATAATTATCCGTTAACTGTTGCTGACTGATTTGTTAGGTTCACTTCAAATACTATGGTTTCAGCAGCTAGAGTTGGCTTGATAGTTACTGAGCACCACAATTCTTTTCTGTCTACTCTTAGTGGAGTGTTCGTTGTTGCGTCACACTTCACAGCACCCTCTACGATGCCTCTACGGGCCTTTAGATCGTCTAGGAATGGTGTGATAGCGTCCTCTACCTGTTCCCAAGTGAACTCGTCATTTGGTTGGAATTGGAATGGTTTGCCTAGAATTAGGAGAACCTTTCTTATGTAGATCATCAATCTTCTTACGTTGACGCTATTCAAAGCTGTTGGTAATCTTTGAGCAGTTCTTTGTCCGAAGATGACAATACCAGCCTGAGTGTCCTTTGTAACAGGATTGATATTGTTGGTGTAGAGGGTGTCTCTATCACCTTGATTCAGAATCACTTCTGTATTTGATGGCTTTGTTAATCTTCCTCTTCTGTAACCTGCTGGTGCGAACCAAGGCTCTGCTACAGAGTCGGTGAATACATATTGTCTTGCTGCGAAGATTGCGGGATCATACCACTCATCTGCACCAGCATAGTAGTTGAAAGTTTGTACCCATGGCCAGTAAACTGCTGCATATGAGTTATTTATTGCGGCAGTTCTAGTTTCTTTACCATTCATCCAGTTGACAGCATCTTGAACGCTATCTAAACCTTGTGGAGGAGAAACTACTGCTATGAAGTTCTTTGAGGTCTCTGCTAGAGTAATCAAAGCATTCTGAACAGTTTGTGATGGAATACCTGGGACTAGTGCTAGTGAGATATTTAGTGAATCGTCATTAAGGGCATACATACCGCTCTTAGCGGCATCAGTACCGATTAATGCGGTGAAGTCGGTTGTGGCACCAGTTTCAGTTGTTGAGTAACCACTATCACCACCACTTAATGCGTAAGTACCTTCAATAAGCTTGAGGAAGCGTGGCTTACCAAAAATTGTTGATCCGTTGTAGTAGAATGCTCTATTTACAGAGATAGCATCTGCTTCGTTGTCTGGTGCTGTGAAATCTGATCCGCTTGCTAATAGTTGAACATTAACAACGTCAGATTGATTTAACAACTCAGATGTATTTAACAAGTATTCTAATGAGTACTCGCTTGATGGGCTTAGGGTTACTTCAAATACTTCTTTTTGGGCACCGTTAACATTAATAGTCAACTTGTCCATTATTGAGATATTGTCTACTTCTATTGAAGCTCCAACAATAGTGCCATCTCTCAAAGAACTTAAATTGTACCCTGTGCCAGGGTAAACGCTTTGTGCTACAGCATATACTGAAGACACTCCAGTAAGCAATCCAGTTCCACCATAAGCAGTAGTCGAAGCGGCGAGCGCGTCTTCGGCTGGAGGAGTTGCAGTTGAATCTGGATTAACATAATAAACTCTTAATGCTGCTGGGTTCGAAGATGAAACAGTTAATGAAACACCAGATCCAGCGTGGCGAGTTGTGAAGTAAGTTGCTCCAGTAGTGTTATTTGCAGCGTAAACTAAATTATCACCAGTTAATGATTTATCAAAATATGATAGAACCATTTTACGAACTGTGTTTAGTGTAGTTGAGCTAACCATTGAAACTACACCAGTCGTAGTAACACCAGCATTCACTAATGTATAAGATAAGGATAATGAAGCTACGTTGGCATCTAGTCCAGTTGAAGAGCCAGCATAAAGCTCAACTACAGGAGGGAATCCTAAAGGAAGTACTGCGCTTGCATTTGCTGCACTAGCATCGGCTGCTCTTACAAAGTACACTTTATTAGTAGCTTCAAGAATCTCCAATGCACCCTCCAAGCCTTGGCCAGGAATGTTTGAGGATGGTCTACCGAAGACTTCAATTAATTGGTTTTGACTTGTGATAAGAGTTGCTTCGTTTGTTGGTCCCTTGTCTGCGAAACCTACGATACCAACAACCGATGAGTCCACATTTGGAGCATAGATTGAAAGGTCATTTTCTAAAACAACTACAGAAGGACTAGGAGGAATTGCCATACTTTACCTTACTTAGATTTTTTTGATAATTTCTCAGGAGTGTTTACAACAGATTCATCCTGAATCATCTGTACTTTTAGTATTCTTCTCTTGACCAGATTATCTAACACAATACTTGTATGGGAATTTGGCACTACAATATTGGTCTTAGGCTTGATGAAGTAAGTTTTCTCACCACCATCAAAGAAGGTGAGAAATATCCCTTGCAAGCTTGTGTTAGTAATTTTTTTCATACTATGTTCCCTGTAGCGATCCAGAGTTAATGACTAATCTTGAACCACTTGGGATATCGTACTCAGTCCCCAGGTTCCAGTAAGCCCATATAGTTCTTGCAGCAGGATTATCCCCATCACTAGCAGCGGTCAAAAGAACATAAGACACATCCGCAATAGTACCACCTGTGGCAGACCATTCATAACCAGATTTCAAAGTGGCTCTAGCGTAGTCTGAAGCATAGTTAGCTGATACAACTAGGTCTACACCATTACGATTAACTTTTAAGCCTGAAGCTGTATATCCGTTACCTGAAGTAACTAAAGTAATCTGTGAAGTTGAGCTTAAGTCTGCGCTCCATGAGCCTGCTGAAGTAGCCAACTGTAGAGCAAAATAGCTAGGGGCAGAAGACCCTTCAAAAGCTATTTCAAACATTTTTTCTTTGCCAATATTAGTCCATACCATATATGTACCTCAACTGTATATACTATATTTAGTCTTCAAAAGAATATCTAATTCAATAATTTAATAGGTGTAACCTTCATGTTAGTTGGAAAATCAGAGTTAAACCTAATGTTATCGGCTGTGGGGTCTGTTGAGCCTGAGAAACTGAAGTAGGTATTCTTGTTAGCCTCTGTTAATTTAACACCGTTAAAAGTTACATTCTCAAATAAAGTATTCTTTACTTCATTGGTAGAGTTTAAACCAGAAATTATATTAGCGGACAAGCTACCAGATCCAGTATAGGTCGAACTAAAAGAGATATTCTTAAAATCCAACCCTGATAGCATACCAAGCTTATTGCCATAAGCTGCAAATGGGTAATCAATATTACCTATAAGGAATGCAGGAGTTGCGATATCGTTCTCAACCCTAATACCGGAGAATGTGCAGTTTAATATGCCTGCATAATTAGCTGGGAGAGAAGTTACCGCAGAGTCGGAAAGCAACCTAAACACAGCGTTAATACCTATTCTATCAGGTATAAATACTCTAGAGTCAATATCTATAGCCGAAAACCCAAAAGATGATCCGGTGTCTAAACCATTGTTATATACAGTAAAATAATTTACAAATAGTGACCCATGGTGTGTTGATAAGTAGTTTCCACTCACAAGACAATTAGATTGAGATTGTCCGACACCAGGAAAAGATACGTCATCCGCTATGAATATAAAACTATTTTTAACAAATGCTCCTGTAGTCCTGTTATAGTAATTAAATATTCTAAATCCATCTGTATTGTAATTCCAAGGTGATATGTATTTTACATTATCCACCTGTTGTAGGCTACCCTCCCCATTAAAATAGAATGGAGTTCCTACAACGGTCACACCAGAGATACCATTCCCAGATAATCTCCAATCAAGGTAGGCACTTGGTGTACTAGCATTTGTGCTATAAAGGAACATTCCATGAGATTTAACGGAATCTGACTGTCCTAGAT